CCCCTACCCCAGCTCAGACCCAAGGCAGATTCAAGGCAACTCCGCCTTAACCCCTACCTCAACATCCCAACGAGCAATATACTTAACCCTAAGTTCCAACCTAAATCGGATGAGGAGTGGCGTTAACTAGCTTAGGTGTTATTATGTATTCAATACATGGATAGGGATAAACGTATGGCTGATAAGCCCAAGTCACAAGCAAAGATGTTTGCTGAAGGACTGTTTAAGAAAATCAAATGCGGAAAGCTTCTAAACGAGAAAGCCCATTCTGTTGAAATACTCAGGACATTTGCCAGTGGCGGCACGCTAGCTGACTTTTTGGTAGGTGCTGGAATCTCGCGACAGAAATTCGTAGCCTGGAAAGCGAAGTCGGAAATCTTCAGAGAATCTGCTCTGATAGCAAAAGAGGTTGGCCGAGCTAAATGGCTTGAGATAGGAATTGATAACGCAGACAACAAAGAGTTCAACGCTAAAATCTGGGAGACATTCGGTCGCCAGAACTTCGGGGGAACTGACAAGTTAACCTTGACACTTCAACCAGACTCAACCCCCATGGAACACTACCAACAGCTAATAGCCCAAGCGGCTTGTGGCGACCTTAGTTCGTCCGAAATAAAGCAGCTCATGGAGTCTATCAATATCGGAATGAAAGCCCATGAGGCGTGTATGCTTCAGGCTGAGATAGATGAACTCAAGGAAGGGTTAGCTAAGATGGAAGAACGCGAAATTGAGTATCAAAGCACAGATTCAACTGTTAAAGAAGAAGATAAAGATTCCGTGGATAGTGAGGATAGTTGATGGTTTTGTCAAAAAAGAAGACAGAGAAGAAAAAGTAATTTACGTCCACATCGATTTAGACAAGGGAGACAAGAAAGATGGCTAAGATTGGAACTATTTTAGGCGCCGGGTTAGGGGCAGCCATTGGGTTTTTAGCAGCCCCCGCAACTGGTGGCGCATCACTAGCTTTGGTTGGCGCCGCAGCTGGTGCGCTTGGGGGCGGCCTTGCTGGAAACACAGCAGACAACTCAAGAAGGTCAGCCAGAGAAGGTAGAAGAACACTAGCTTCTGAGACAGCTGCAACCAATAGAGACAGAGCAAGACTTGAATCAGAAAGACAATCAACTGATGCAAGACAAAGAAGAGAGCAGGGCAGACTTGAGTCCGCTAGAATCAGAGGCATTCGCGGTCGTAGCCGTAGGCCTGGATTCTTGGCTGATGCTGGTGAAGCTGGGCAAAGGAGCACACTTGGATGAGTATCACCCCAAATGATGCCAGCAGATTTTTTTCTAGTTACAAGCGAGCCAAGTCAAGGGCAGACCAATGGTCGGCAATTCTTGAGGCTTGCTTTTACTTTGCTGTGCCGTTTAGAAACAGATTCTTTAAGCATGCTGAAGCCCAGGGTGACCTGAAGAATAGACGCTTGTACGAGTCAATTGGCGTTGAGGCTACAAACACATTCGTATCGTCACTTCATGCAACCATGACCCCGCCACAGACTATGTGGGGATTCTTGGAGCCTGATTACGATGGAAGGCCAGATGAGGAAATTGATTCTGGAATGCGCAGTGCAAACCAAAAGGCACTGGACGTTTACAATAGACAGCTATTCAATATCATTCACTCATCGAACTTTGATGTGACTGTTGGAGAATCATACTATGACGTATCCATAGGTACAGCCTGCTTAGTTCCGAGCCTTAATGCTAGAAAGGATGGCTTGCTATATACGTCAATTCCCATTGACCAATTGGCCATTGAAGAATCTATAGACGGCATGATTAACAACTGGTTTAGAACTTGGTCAGATGTAAAGATATCTGAAATTCAAACTAGGTGGCACACAGCTGTATTGACTAAAGACTTAACAGAGCTAATGGAAAACAACCCCAACGCTATTGTTAAGCAATTAATTGAAGGTGTTATATACAATCCATTATCAGACGAACCATATACCTACGCCCTATACGTGCAAGGTTCGGATACGTCGCTTTTCTCTCAGGACATGGAACATAACCCAGGAATTGTCTGGCGCTTCCAGAAAACCAATAACGAGTGGTGGGGGCGTGGGCCGGTAATGAGCGCACTACCTGCCATGATGAGAGCGAATGAAATGGCCAGGATTGAGTTTGCTAGCGCGAACTTAAATACCTTCCGTCCATACATGGCTTTCTCTGATGGGGTATTCAATCCATACACTTTCAAGCTTGAGCCGATGACAGTAATACCGATTGCCAGCGTTAGTCGTGACCAGTCATTGCCATTGATTCCACTACCTGATTCGTCCAACCCGGTGTTTGCTCAGATGACAATTGCTGACCTGAGAAATCAGGTTAACAACTTAATGTACGCAGACCCATTAGGGCCGATTGAAGGGCCAGCAAGAACAGCTACAGAGCAATCAATTAGACAACAAAACTTAGCTGATAAGATTGGGCCAATCTTCACGAGACTGCAACAGGAATTCTTATGGCCTGTATATAGAAACTCAATGGACTTGGCGCACACTTCAGGACTTCTTGCAAAGCCAACACTTGAAGATGGGGCAAAGATTAAATTTAGATACAAGTCACCTTTGGCTCAATCTAAAGGTCAACAGGATATGGCTATTCTGACTCAGTACGTTCAGCTGATGCAGGGAATCTTTGGCCCAGAAGTAGCTCAGCTTATGATTGACCCAGAAAGAACACCGTGGATGCTAGCCGAGAAGATTCAGCTTGATACCGGGTTCTTGTTAACTGCTGAACAAATGAAGCAGGCGGCTGAGGCGGTAGCAGCGCAACAGGCTCAACAACAAGCCCAGGCTAACGAGGCCGCAGAGCAGACCGGTGAAATGCCAGAACAAGTGCCAGCCATGGGAGATGCTCAGCAGTGATAGAAGAGAAAACAGGTAATGAGTTTATTGATGGTGAAGATTACCATTCGGGCTATGCCCAAAAACAGGCTGAGCCAGACAATGAAGTTTTGGAGTACCAGGCGCTAACCTATAGACTGTTCGCTACAGATGATGGTGTGAGGTGGCTATCGACTACCAAAGATTTAGAGTCTGCAAAAATGGTGGATTTTCGAGGGGGTGAATCTCAGCTAAAGTTGGCTGAAGCACAAGGTATGCGTAAAGCAATACTTGAGATTTATAAGCTATTATCCACGCATCAATCGTACATTAACGGAAGTTGAGGAAACTTATGGAAGACGCAGGAACAGAATCAGAGCCAACCTGGCACATTGACGAGAACACACCGGGGGTGGGAGACAGGCCAGAATGGTTGCCGGAAAAGTTCAAGTCGACCCAAGCTATGGCAAAGAGTTACGGGGAGCTGGAAAAAAAGATAGGCTCCTCACCATCAGCACCAGACGCTTACGACTTCGGAGAATTGAAAGACAAGTTCGACGTAGATAATGAGCACATGGTAGAGCTGCAAGACTTTTACAAAGAGAACAAGATATCCCAGGAAGTTTTCGAGAAGACGATGAGTTCTATAGCTGGGTACTCAAATTCATTTGATGTAGATATTGCAGCTGAGAAAGCAAAGCTCGGAGAGGGCGCAGACAAGAGACTTGAAACTTTAGACAACTGGGCGAAAGCAAACTTTACAGAAAGTTCATTTAAGGCGCTGACCGCAAATCTCGGTACAGCTGCCGCAGTTATAGCAATGGAAGAAGTGAGGACAAAAATGTTAGGAAGCACACAAACACCACCGTCAGGCGATGACAGCACAACAACTACGCCTGAATATACTCGTGAAGAAATCGAGCAAGAAATTTACGATAATAGAGAGAAGTATAAAACTGATGCCAAGTACAGAGCTGAGATGCGCGGCAAGATGGGCAGCATTGCTGGCGGTGCCGGTTTTGTTGACAAGAAAGGTGGCTAGCGCTATCCTCTAACTCTGTATGAAACTCATACACTGGACAACTTGAAAGTATCAGCCTTTGCTATTGCAAGGAAAACTGTAATTACAGACAAGCCCCAAGATGATTAATATTTTTTAACATTTTTAGGAGGTTGCTGTGAGAACAGATTTAACCGCAGTAGAACAAATCGAATACGATGCAATGGTAAAGGTTGAGTACCGTTCAGAAGGCTTTTTACTTCGTGAAGCAGTGCGTAGAAAAGAAAACGTAATTGGCTCCAGCGTACAATTTAGACGCGTTGGCGAAGTCATTTCCGTACCGACTGGTTACGCCCAAGCCGTGACTGGCCAAGACCCTGGTTTCGTACCAGAGGTTGCCAACCTTGTTAAGCATACTACTCCTGTAGTTGTTGACACCATTGAAGACTTAAACGTTAACTTTGACACAATGATGGAGTCATCCACTGTTGTTGCTCAAGCTATGGGCAGACGTTCAGATCAAGTCACAATTAATAGCGTTAATGCCGGGGTTTCCCAAACTATTCCCAATGGCGGTACCAATCTTGATTACGCTAAATACACCACAATTATCGAATTCTTTGAAGATAACGGTGTTCCTTTGGGCGATAGATGGGTTGCTATGTCAGCCAATAACTTCCGTAGCTTGCTGAACCAAGATGAATTCACATCAACTTTCTATACTCAAAACAAAGTTTTGGACAAAGGTATGGTTCGTGAATACTTAGGCATGAACGTTGTTGTTATTCCTTCAATGACTGAGGGTGGCTTAGCTAAAGCTGGCGATATTCGTCGTGTTCTAGCATGGCATCGTCAAGCTGTTGGCTTTGGTGTTGGTATGAACTTCCGCACAGAGATTAACTATTTACCCAAAGAAACATCTTGGTTGGTAAATGGCATCTTCTCAATCGGTTCAACAGTTATTGACCCACGTGGCGCACTAGCCGTTGAAGCAGACGAAACAGCATAAGGAGCATTGACATGACTTTTGATTTACAAAGCTGGTCACGAAGCACCACAGCGTCAAATGCTGGCCCATCAAGCCAGGGCTTTGGCGGTATGGCTGTGTTCACATACCAGAGCGCTACAGATAATTTGGCAGCAATTGGTACAGCCAATTACTTTGCCGAAGTTGTATATGAATTATCTTTAAATGATTTGGTTTATCTGCGTGGAACTGATGGGGTTAAATCCCATGAGGTAACCGCTATCGATAAAGCCGCAGGTACAGTTACAACTACGCTTGTTAGTCTAGGCGTGTAATCTCTCTGGGGGCGCGCACACGTCCCCTCTAACTTACCAGGAGGGTTATTTTGAAAGATATAAAATTGCGGTTTTTAAAATTTCAACATCATCTTTTAAGAAGCCGATGCCAACATTGCATGAGTGACAAAGAAGGCCACGAACCTTTTTTGTTGTGTGACAGTGGTCTACGTCAAAACCCTTCCTTTTGGGGGGTATGTCTGTGGTTTTACAGATGGCGCAAGAGTTGTTCTGACCTTTTAACATCTTGTTGTATTCATCAAGAGTTATGCCGTAGAGGCATTTAAGTTCACGGTTGCGTTTTTGAGAGGCTCTTTTTGCATTTCTGACCTTTTCTTTTTCAGGGTCATAGCGACTGTTGATGTAGGATTTAGTGCATTTTTTACATAGCAGGGAAGATGCATCTTTGGAGAGGCGGTGAAGATAAGTTTCGTGCAACTTTAGAAGCCCGTGCACTTTGCAGCGCTTTACAGCCCATAAGGGGAAAACCTCTTTGTAGGCTTTAACTTTGAATGTGGTACGTTCGGAGATGTGCTGCTTGCACCAGGTGCGGTACTTCCCGTTTTTATGATATTTGGGGTTTTGGCAAAATGGCGCGTTACAAAGAATCATTAAAAGGCTCCTTAACCTTAGTGAGGGACACATGAGTTTAACAAAAGTGGCAATTATTTCCAACGCAATTACCCTGGTAGGCCACAAGCCCATCATTACACTAGATGTAGATGACGCTGATGACCTCATTATTTCAGCATCCCAGGCTTTCGACTTTCTATTAGAAGCAAGCATGACCGAGAACACTTGGCGCTTTGCAACCAGAATTACCCAGCTAACCAAGATTAACCAAGAAACACCGCTCACAAACTTGTGGCAATCGGTTTATATCCTTACGCCTGGTTACCTGAAGACAGTACGCTTGCACCCCCACAATTATCAGTATGAGATATTTGAAAACTCAAGACTCTATACTAATTGGACAGGTGTTATGCATATGGAAGATGTGTTTCTTCCTGATATTTCCAGGCTTCCTGCCTGGTTCACTAAATACTTTATATTTGAAATAGCCGCTTATCTAGCTTTGTCTAATGCCCAGAAGGCAGAGTACTACAACGTACTCGAATCTAAGCGCTCCCATCAAATGGGTTTAGCTATGGCTGTAGATGCTCAAAACAGACCGCAAAACTCACAAGCCAGTTTCCCATTATTAAATGCTTCTCAGCGTGTGACGGGGGACTTCGTCGGTGGCTGACATGAATCACCTGCAAGACAGGTTTTCGGGTGGAGAACTTTCCCCGAATATGTATGCCAGGGTAACTCTGGATGCGTATACCAAGGGTTTGAAGGTAGCAACTAATATTCTGCCAATCCCTCAAGGTGGCGCAAGAAAGCGCTTTGGGACTCGGTTTAGCTCCATTCTTGCCCAGACAGAATATGTAGAAATCAAGCCGATTATGTTTGAGTATCTATCTGAAGCTGATTATCAGGTCATAGTGTATGACGACAATGTAGATATCTACCTAGAAGATAGATTGGTTGGTACAGTTGGCGGCACGGGAATCATTGTCCAAGACATTCCTAATATTGATTTCACTGTGCTTGAAGACAAGTTGAGACTGACAAGTTGGTTTCATCGCCCTGTAGAGCTAGTAAGAACTTCTGACCCGCTAAACATTATCACAGCCTTTACAGCTGACCCTATTAACACGTTCACAATAACAACTGCTATTGACCCTGACATCATACTTCCAGCTAAGTTTGAGGCAGGCACCTCGCTGCCAACGACTACACCGCAGATGCTACCTGATAGAACCTACTTCATTCGTTCTTTTGGCGCTAACACTGTGGCTGTCTATGCATCAGCCGTTGAAGCTAGAAACAACGAGAATAGATTCATAATCTCAAGTCTAGGTGTTGGGCAAATAGATATGTTCACACTTAATGTCTGGACTGTTATGGACGTTGATTTCAAGAACGTTCCAACATTTGATTTTGATGGTGGCTACGATGCCATTACATTTACACCGGGCGCCACCACTGGCTCAACTACTCTAACCGCATCAGCTGCCATATTCACTGTAGAGCATGTAGGCGGCGTGTATGATGGGGGCGGCGGTTCGGCTAGAATCACAGCGTTCACCAGTACAACGGTAGTCGATATCGATGTGATAGAGGACTTTGATGCTGTAACGCCAATCAAGGGTACACTCTCATCCCTCAAAGAGCCTGCCTGGAGCGATAAGCGCGGCTGGCCCAGGGTTTGTTCCTCTTTCCAGAATCGTGCCTTCTTCGCTAACACAGAGCTTTTGCCCAATGGTCTTTGGGGCAGCTCGATTAATGACTACAATGATTTTGATGACTCCCAGGCGTTAGATGACAATGCAATATCTTGGTATCCAACTAGTGACGTAGCTAACGAGATTAAATTTATCACGCCGTTTAAAAACATGGTGGTACATACTAATGCTGGCTCATACTCGACCCCAATGAATTCGCCGCTAACCATCACCCCCAGAGAGTTCTATCTGAATCTTCAGGATGATACGCCGTCGACCGATATTCAGCCGGTGACGATTGATAACCAAATATTCGCCACTACTGGAAACGATGTTTACTCACTCATCTGGGACGAGGCCATGCTGGGTTATTCTTCAGTTCTGATTTCATCCACCTCAGACCATCTGATTAAGAAGCCTGTAAGCATGGCATCCTTTAGAGACAATCGTTCATCTGGCGGCAGGTATGTATTCATAACCAATCAAGATGGTTCTATGGCCATGTATCAAACCCTGATGGTTGAAAAGGTAGCTGGATGGGCACCTGCCATAACTGAGCAAGCATATGGGGATTCATCGTTCAGATATGTTATCTCTAATCGTTCAGGTAGATGTTGGTTTGTAGTTGAACGCTTTATCGCGGCTACTGGCACAGCGTACTCTATTGATGGTTTTGATATAGCAGATGACTGGTTGCTTCTAACTGGCTCAGCACTTAGTGAGACAGAACCTATGCCACTATTGTTTGCTGGAACCACATTGCCACAAACAGCACCTCAGATTAAGGTGAATACTTACTATTATGGTCTAAGCGTTGGCGGGGAAATGGTTAAGATATTTCCAACCCAACAAGATGCCTTGGATGGTGTTAACTACTTCGAGATTCAATCAGCTGGGACTGCTGCCACGGCTACAGACCATCCGTTGTCAAAACTTCTGATTCTTGAAGAGCTAAGCAACTCATTGAAGTCTGACTGCACAATTGCAGAAACAGCCGCCCCCAGGGATGTTGTAACAGGGCTAACAATCTATGAAGCACAAACACCTAATATTAAATGTGACGGCCTAACGTTTGACCCGAATCCTATCATCAACGGCAGCTTGAATATTACAGCCCAAGGGCAGAGCACAGAAATCACGACCTCACAGATTGGCTTTAAAGTTAAACTGACGGGTGTTCCTCTCCCTATATCCATAGCGACAGGGGGCGCAGCATCAACAAGTAATCTGACAGTGCCTAAGCACATTCGCTCTGTGGATTTACTATTCGCTAACTCTGTTGGCGGCAAGATTAACAAGCAGAACATAGTTATCAATACAAAGCTAAAGCAAACAAGCTTTACCGCACCCGTAGGGAAGACAGGCAAAATGACCGTTAGCATAATGGCAGGCTGGGATGACTTTAATACCATTCCTTTCACAATCACTCATGACGAGCCATATGACTTTACCCTATTGGGCTTGTTCTACAAGTTGGAGATATAGCGTATGAGTATGCAATTATTCTTACTCGGAATGCAGGCGGTTGGCGCAATCTCCGATGCAGCCGGGACTAGAGATCAAATCAAAGTGGGCAGAGCAGGCGCAGAGCTAGAACAAGCTCAGATTGAGTTCAGGCTTGAACAGGAGCGAGCTGCTTCATCTGAAAACTCTCTGGCTGCAATGCAAGCCCTAAGACAGAATCTCGCCACACAGCAAGCTATATTCGCTGCTCGTGGCACTAGCGGCAAAGCTGGAAGCGCTGCAACCATTGCGAACAAGTCAGTTCAGAACTTCAGTGCTGATGAACGCACCAGAAGAATGAACCTTTTATCCAGAGAAGCTGGATTAAGGGCAACTCAAACCCTATCTGGGATGCATCAGCTAACCTCTGAAACTCAACTAGGTCAAGCCTTGACTGGAAGGCTGGTTGATCAGATGCCTATCAGCGAAGGACTCACCGGATTAAGGAATCGATTCAATGCCTGAGACACCTATTTTTGAAAAGACAGAAAAGTTGGAGACTAGTGGTGGCGTTCAGCCGTTTGGTGAGGCTGCCAGACAGAACGCGGCATCAGCAAACATCCTGTCAAGCATGGGTTCCAATCTAGCAATAGGGGCAGCGACCAAGCGAGCAGAATTATCTGGACTCGAGATGGGGAAGGAGCCAAAGGGTGATGTGTTCCCAGCTTTCACTGCAACAGATAAAGCATTTGAGCAAGCTTACAGAACTCAGGCGCAAGCTACTTTAAGCCTTCAAGGCCAAGAGCTGATGAATCAATCTTTACTTGCAGTTCAAAGCGCCCCACAGCTAACGCCGGAAGTAATTCAGGAGTTTGAGGCTAGCACCAGGAAGGGTTTTGATGAAATTGCTAAGAACTCACCTTCGGCAGACCAAGCAAGCTTGATGAATTCGTTTAACAATAGCTTAATGGAAAATAGCCAAAAACTTCAAACCAATCTATTGAAGCAAGGCCAGGCTCAAGCCGCGGACACCAGGAACTCGGCACTCTCTAACAACTCAACGAATATGTTCGAAAGCATTGTTAATGGGAATACAGTAGGTGCTGAACAGGCAAGAAACAATGCAGTAACATCCGTTGTGGAAATGTTCAACTCAGGCCAGATTAGCGGAAGCCAAAGGGACGCTAAACTACAAGAGATTAAGCTCAGCTTCATCACAGGTGAAGAATATAGCAAATTGCTTGAGGCTAAGAAAGATGGAAATCTAGGGAAAGCTTTATCTGATTTTGGCAAGTCAGAACGCGACGACATGACTACCGTTGAGCAAATGCAGGTTGGGCAAAAGCTATTGGCTCTAATCAAGTCAGACCAAGCCACCGACAACATGCATCAGTCAAATCTTGTGTCAGACTCTAAGGCAAAGCTAGAGCTTGATTCTGTAACTTCAGCCGATATGAATCGGTATGAAGAGGAAATGACTAAAGAGAATTTCGATGCATTTATAGTTAACGCCAACAAAAAGACATCTAAAAACATAGAGAAGTTAGATAAGGTTAATGCTGTATTAGACAACTATGGCAGCTCACAGACGCCTAACTTTGCTTCTACCGCTGATATTAATGCTGCATATGATGCAAAGGTATTAGGGCTGAAGCAAAATAATCCTGATATGCCAGATGATGTGGCCAGAGGAATGGCAGCAAATAATGCAGGGTTCCCAATACCAGCTCATATAGACCATATGGATGCATTAGCTACGTCCACATCTGGGACAGACATAGAAACTGCTGGAAGATTGATTTCTGCACTTGAGCAGTCAAACCCATCGAACCTAGACGGCCTATCGAAAACCTCAAGGGGTATGGTTATGGCCTATGACAAGTTAACTGGTCGTGGACTATCCCCGCAGAACGCGGCAGCAGAAGCAAGCAAAGCTATATTTGGCGTAACCGAGACAGAAGCAAACGCAAGAAACCTAAAGTGGAAGGCCGAAGATGAAAGGGTATTTGGAAGCCAGACAAGAGGTGGCACCCAAGATAGAATTAACAATATTATATCTGGCTCAAGAGGGCTAGTGGGGCTTGGGAAAAAAGAAAAGATTGATAATGAAGTTGATTATTCTTTGGCCGTCCAACAAAGTTACAGAGAAAACTATGATATGTTTGGCGATTTCGATACCGCTAAGGAAATGACAAGAAAAGAATTTGCCGAGTCAGCCAAAAGAAGTTCATTTAATAACGCCGTAGGTGATGACGAGCCGTCCGTCACTATGGGTTCTATTGAAATGTCTTACGACCTGGCGCCCGGCACAGAATATTACGTCAAAGATGAGGCTGCAATACAACTTCAGCCATTTATAGAAAGGTATAACGCAGAAGGCGGGGCATCATCATGGGAGATGGATTACAAGGGTGTTGTATCGTTCCCAGAATTCCAGGTAGCCAAAGCTAGGTTAAATGACGCCAAAAATGAAATTGTAATGGCAAAAACCAGGAAGGAAAAAGCATTCCTCAGGCAAGAAATATCTGGGCTTAAGCAAACAATAAATAATTTTCACAATCCAAATGACAATCAAACGGTCGTCAGACAAAGGTTTGACGATGGGACTGTTGGTGAAGACCTAACCATTGGGCTTAAAAGCCTCGGTAAGAATAAAACCTTTAATGGCGCCCAACAATACTCATTTATTGGAATAACAGAGAATGGCGCCAAAATCGGACTTCAGAACCTTTACACCGAAGGCAATCAGCCAGCAACATTTGTTGCTCAAAAAGAAAGGTACGAGAAGCAAATTGCCAATGAAATGAGCCAGACTGGAAGCATCGGCGGCAGAAGCGTTATCAATGAGCTGAACAAAGCCAAAGTATCTTTTGACAATCAGGTAACTCAAGACCAAGCGGAAAAAACCAGAGCGCTAAGAACTAGGCAGAAAGATTTTGACCGAATCCAAGCCAGAGAGTCCGCTATTGATGCCAGAACAGATTTAACTGACGCGCAAAAAGATGATGAAAAATCTAGGCAGCTCCTAATTGACGTATCAAGAAAATACCTTGATGCCTTTGCCGAGACTGGTACCGCCTTATCAAGAAATACGTTCGAAGCATTTGTGGCTATCCCAGAAATAACCGCTAAGATAGGCGCCATACCGATAGACTTTGTTGCGCCTGCCTTTAAGGAAATGTTTTCAGTTATTAAAGAAATAACAAAAGCTCCAGAGGATAGAAAGCCAGCTGTGTTTGCGGCAAACGCAAACCCTGTCGAAAATCCAGAACCTACTGGGGAGTTCCTAGAATCCACAGGAAAAGAAATTATCGACAACAAGGACGGAACATTCTCAACAGAGCAAAGCATCACTGTAGAAGATATGAATCTGAATGGCGGGAAGCCAACCAACATACCGACAATATGGAATGGTGAGCAGATGACAGATGAAGCATCGATTGATATGGCTATAGAGTCCGGTGAGTCTTACCCTTCATTTGAGTCTATTTCTGGCGCTGAAAAAGCAGCGCAAGAACGGAGCGACAAACTAGGCGAAGAGCTTAAGCAGCAACAGGATGCCCGGACAGCAGAAGAGATTCAGACTGTAAAAGACGCGCAAGAGCTACCGCCCCCAGAGTCAGGAGTTTTGGGCGTTATCTCTAGTGCAGCCAATCTTGTTGGTGCAGCCGTAGATGATTTGAAGGTTATCGCTCAAATTGAGTCCAGTTTAAACCCAAGCGCTAAAGCTAAAACCTCAAGCGCAAAGGGACTGTTCCAGTTCACAGACACAGGGTTCAAAGATGCTGTATCCAGATTTGGTAAAAAGCATGGAATAACCAGCAAAGATAGAAATGACACTGAAAAGAATGCAATCCTTGCAGCAGAGGTAACTGAAGCAAACAGGCAGTCGCTTAAGTCAGCGTTAGGCAGAGAACCTGAGACTAGAGATATTTACCTGGCACATTTTGCAGGATTATCAGGCGCCAAGAAGGCACTAAAAGCTTTTGACGCAAACCCAAATGCACCTGTCTCAGCAGGCTTTAGCTCAAAAGCGATAAAGGCAAATAAATCGTTATTGAAAGGCACGCTTGCAGATGTCATGAAAAGATTAGACGCTAAAGTTGAAAAAGCTAAAAAGGCGGTGAGCAAATGATTGAAGGTTCAGAGCTAGCACCAGAGGAAGAAGATAAAGACCTGGTGTCACAGCTTAAATCAGATGTTAATAAGAGGTTGGCAAGAAGAGACGAGGGGCTGCGAGTCCCTGAGTCTACTGCAAGCATCACTTCGCCATTGTTTGACCTTACAGATGTAGAGCAAACCAAAACGCCTACGGGGACGGCTAAGGTCGGAGCTTTTGAAAACTTCTTCAGAAATGCTAAAGAGCATAACGAGCTTTTGCAGATAGGCAAAGGCACATCAAGAATAATGAGCGACCTTAGTAACGACTATTTGGCTGATGAAATACCACCTGGATGGAACCCAGCAAATGAAGCCGCACTAGAACAGGTCTCAGGTGAATATTACACTTACGTTCTAAGTGCCAGGTCACCTAAAGAGCAGCAAGAGCATATTCAGGTTGCCAAAGAAAGAATGCAAGAGCAAGAGTTATTAAGTAATGGTGGCGTAATTTCAACTCTGTTAGGCGCTATAGCAGGCGTTGTAACAAGCCCCCCTAGCATAATAGTGCCAATGGCCGTTGCAAGCAGAGCTGGATTTGCGGCCCATACATTAAAAGCTATGGGTAAGATAGCACCAGCAGTGGCCATCCAAAGCGGAATACATGAAGGCATACTACAATTCGGCAACCCAGGATTTAACGAACATGAGCTTGTTACGAACACCATTAGAGATACCGCTTTCGGCATGTTTCTGTATGGCGCGGGTAGAACTGTAACCTTCGGAAGCAATAAAGCCAATATCTGGAAAGCCAGAAAAACCATGAACGTTGTGGATGAGGGAATCGGCATAAAGTTAAAGGTTGGAGAAAACGGCGAACTTAAAGGTTTAGTTGCTACTGGCATGGATGATAGCGTTGGTGCCGCAAGGGTGGCCGTTGCCCAAAGATACCTTGATAGTCAGCCGGTATTTGACGGTGTGGCTGGCGTGGTCGCATCAATTGGGGGTTCAAAGTTCTTAGGCTCCCCTTTAATCCAAGGGCTAAAGAGTCCGTTTACTGTTGTAGCAGACTGGACAAATCAACTTGCAAACTCATCCATTCTTACTCGAGGCGTAGAGCGCGGCCTTGTCAGAAAGGAAACAATGGAAGAAACTTTGGGTGTTCTTACAAAAGAAGCAATACAGACATCCATCCAAATAAATGACCTATATCATACCAGTATCGGCGTAAAGCCTGGGATTGCGGCACCTGCAAAAGCAGTAATCAAGAACGTTACCGAGGGTCTAGACACTACCAAAGCAGCATTTTATGACAAGGTTCAGGCAGTTAGACTGACCGGCGAGAAATCAACAATCAAAGAAGTTAACGAGGCCGCAGACCTTTATGGGAATCATGTTGAGGCCATATACAAAAGATTCCTAGATGCCTACGGTATGCCCACAGATGTGGCTGCACCAAGAACATCTGTCGACTATATGACAAGAATGTACAACCTAAATGAAATGGCACAAAATCCTGAGAAGTTTTTTGAAACAGTTGTTAGGTCACTTCAAAAGCAAGACGAACAAATTATTGCGCTAAAGGAACCTGTCGACCAACTTAAGGAATCTATCAAAATCTTAAGAAGAGAACTAGATGTTCCATTATCTAAAGGCGGCAGAAAAAGAGGAAAGATTAACGCAGAAATCAAGAAGTCCAGACAGCAGTTAAAAGCGCTAGAAAAGAAAATGGTTGACGATATGCGTGACGGTATCATTGACCCAGCGTTGCTTGAAGATAGAGTATGGCTTAGCTCGGCTGAAACAGACGAACTAAAAGAGCTTATGAAGCCGGTCAGAGACATAGAGTCCAAGATTGATGCCGTTCAAGCAGATATAGACTTGCTAGAGCCAAAGCAAAGAGCCAAGACCCCAAAAACAAAAGCCGAGAAACTTAAAGCCAAAGCTGAGAAGGCAAGAAGACCAAAAGATGCTAAGCCTAGAAACTTAGAAGAACAGCTTGAAGCTCTAAAGACGGAAAAAGCTGGAATAATGGATGACCTTAGACGCAGAGCAAAAGACGGCGAGATTAATGAAAGACTCCATATTAAGAGTGAAAAAACTGGCGATATAGAATTCAGAGATGCTAGCGCGATTCCTAAGTTTAGAAAGCTAAAAGGCAGTGTAGCTGATATGCAAAGAGAAGCAACTGCCTACTATGATACCCTTTTGAACCAGACGCCAGAACAGACTCACTCAGCTATACTGTCTAAAATGGCTGGCGGCGGCACAGACTCATCGGCCGCTAGAACAATTATGATTCCAGATGTAGACCTTGCAGGTTCAGGATTTTTGGTTAACGACCTAGATTCTCTACTAACCTCATACTCAAGAAGCATGGGCAGAAAGATAATCATGAAAGAGCGGTTTGCTGAAACGTCCATCGATGACGGCTTCAAAGGTTTGACGGCTGACCTTGCGCTCGAAAGAACCCAGAAGATGAATAAAATATTAGCAAATGAAAAAACAACTGAGGCTAAAAAGAAAAAGCAGCTGCTAAAGCTAAGCAAAGAGTTCGACGAAGCCAAGAAGCTAATGGGCGACTCATACAAGGCGTTTATGGGAACCCATATAGAAAACAGCAGAATGCAAAGGAATGTAGCTACAGCCAACAGAATGGCCGCTATAGCACAACTTAAAAACGTTCCGTTACTACAGCTTACAGAAACAACAGCAACGGTTATGAAGCAAGGATTTGGTAAAGTTATATCAAGAGGAATGACTCATTTAATCAAAAGGATGAACCTTTTTAAGAAAGATGCTTTTTTTCTCGAGAGTGCAGGGCATGCATTAGTCGGCATGGAAAATGGCCTAACAAGGCTTGGGCAAGAGACAGTTGATAGTATGCATATAAAGAGCCACCCAGGCGTGGTGAATAGTAGCAAATTCCAAAGTTATGTTGAGAAGGCTTCTAGGTATTCCCAAACGCTATTTGGCACCAATGCTGTGATGAACTTTCAGCAAAAGCTATCGGCAGACATTACACAATCAAGGGTTATGTCAGAACTATTCCAGGCTGCTAATGGAACCCTAAGCAAAGGAAAGGCCGAAAGATTGAGGCTTGCTGGTATAGACCCAAGCAGAGCAGCTGAGTATATAGCACAATATACGAAGGCTAATGGCTTTAAAGAGTTTGGCGGGCACCAGTCGAATTGGTTCTTGTGGGAAAATACCGAGCTATCAAACTCCATGGGCATGGCCATTAGAAGCGACATTAAAAACACTATCCTGGAATCAGGAATGCTTGACAAGCCTTTTGCAGCTTCAAACAATCCCATGATGCAGTTTGTATTCCAGTACACAGGATATCTTTACGCTTCATTTAATCGGTTCGCGATACCGTTTGCACAAAGACCTGACTTTGACAAGATGACCGGACTACTATTATTAATGTCAGCAGGCGCTATGATTGAGCCAATGAGAGCATGGCAAAGAGGCGAAGACTTTGAGCTAGATTCAGAAAAACAAATAGACCAGTGGCTTGCTAGCGGATTCATAGAGTCTGGAATGGGCGGCTGGCCAATAGAGTTAGTACAAAGAGCGGGTGCCATTATTGATATACCTTTCCTGGAAAGGTACAAGCAAGACAAGTTTAGACGCAGACCATCTGCCGGTGTTGTAGGAGGCCCATTTTTTAGCTACCTAGATTCCATGGCCCAACTTGGTGGAATGGCAATCAGCGGAGAAATCAACAAGTCAGACTTAAAGAGAGCCACTGGAAATGGTTTAATTCCAATGAACTTAGCGCTAGATAGGCTCATTAAGAAATCTATAGACAACTCAAACTTACCCGAAACCAGAGCACAAGCAAGATAGGAGCCAAGTGAATGGCAATTTCAATTGATTATATTAGACCGTGGACACAGGCCATAGCTACGGCTGGCCAAACGGTTTTCTCGACTATATGGACAGCTGACGCCGCAACTGATGTCTTAGTTTATGCTAGGGGAACAGGGGTTGAGGCACGAGATGTAGACCAGCTAGTTCTAAGCATTGATTATACTGTGCAGTTTATTGGTGCAGGGCTAACCGTTCAGATTACATTCTTAGCAGGCAGAACTTTAGACGATGTAATTACGATTACACGTGATACACCACCCGACAAAATGAACCTGTATACCAATACTAACTTCCTTCCATCTATGCTGAACTCTGATTTTGAACGTCTTGTTATGATGATTCAAACAGCTGACCTGTACGATAAAGATTTGGCGCCACGCTATAACACTAGTGAAACCCCATATGGCGTTGACGAAAACAACCCGCCTAACTTTAATCGAATTATTGATTTGTATCTGCCCTTGCTTCCACCATTGCACGTGTGGCGCAAGAATGCTGCCAACACTATGATTGAGGCCGTATTGTTCGCTGGGGGTGGCGGCGACCCAGGTGGGCCAATTACAGTTCCACAGCCTACCGATGACCTATACGATGGCGCATGGGTAAGATGGGACTTAGTGACAGGACAGTATATTTTAGCCATGGCTAACAATGCTGTGAACGCTGAAGTCGCTGGTTGCGTTGCTTCAGTCACAGATGCGAATAACTTTATCTTGCAGCAAAATGGCCCGAACGAAACTACCTTCGGAGCCTTCCCTCAAGGAATTTACTTCCTTTCGACCACAATTGCCGGGGGTATGAGCTTAAGCCTTCCGCAGAATGACGGTGAAGTAAATATTCCGGTTCTGGACAAAACAGATGGTGCGCTTGCCATGGTAATGAATAAGCGCGGAAAAATAGTCGGAACCCAAGACCCTGGCCCAGGCACAGGTGAAAACGAGATTATTGTTGTGCAACCTGCACATGGGTTTTCAGTAGAGCAAGCCGTAAGGGCTGACCCAGGCACACCGGGATTCTTTGTTCTGGCGCTTTCAGATACCGAAGTGAATGCACAGGCAGTGGGGGTAATTACGGAAATTATCGACGTTGACACATTCAGGCTTCAGTCTCATGGCTATACATCAGCTTTCGGTGGGGGCGCAGGTGTTGAGCTATGGTACTTATCAGATATAACGCCAGGATTGATATCTAACGTTATCCCAACAGCATCAACCTCTTTTACTAAACCGATGTTTGTGGTCTCAACAGCCGGTGCAGGTTTTATTCTTGAAGACAGAATACGCTCTAATGCTGTGGCTGATACAAACATAATTGTTATCCCTCAAAGAATTCCTGGTGAGTTTGCGCTTGGTGACTGGGTTCGACCTTCAAGCAGTGGAGATGATTATTACGTTCTTGGATTGGCAGATACCCTGGAAAATTCAAGGGTTACAGGAATGGTTATTGCAGCAGATGTAACAACCTTTGTCCTGCAAACTGAAGGGTTTACAAACGCACTAACTGGCGGCGTTGGAAATGGGGAAGATTTTTGGTTATCAGCCACAGTTGCAGGAACCATGACAAACGTTGAGCCAACAGCTAACGGTCAGATTTCAAAAATAGTTTTCAAGGGTTCAAACGCCACAGACAACGCAGGTTACATTCTTGAACAAAGGCCAATGGTTCAGCCGAATGCGAATGGTGGGGCAGTAGTCGGAAACTGGGGGCTGCTTGCAACCCAAACTGTAGCGGGCGTAACAAGCATAGACTTTCCAATGATAATTTCTGACAATCCAGCTCTAACCGAATTTGATGTGAGATTTATAGATAC